GCGGGTTTACGGTTGAGCTTGTTGGCTCGCTAACAGGGGTATTTAACCCCGGGTACTTCGGGGCTGTCAAGCCCCAATTATTCTATCAGTGGTAATGCGATGATTCAGGGTGCGACGGCGGACAAATCTGTATCCGGCAAAACCAGCCCTTACCGATGAAGATTGTCAGTATTACGACGCAGTTGGAAATCGTCTAATTCTGTAGAATTCGCCCGAATTAAAAAGCCCCCGCACGCCGGGGGTTTAGTTTATTTTCTCGGTTGATCCGCCATTCTCGGCGCGCGCGTCGGCGTGAGATTGTCAAGCGGCAACCAGTAGTCCTGTCCAGTCCCACGGCGCAGCTTCTTTTCCATCCGCGACAGGTATCCCGGCGACATCCACTCATTGAACTCGTTCATAAAGGCGCGGTCAATCGCCGTTGACGTGTACCACATATTGAGGAACGGAAGGTGCGAGCGGACAAGACGAGCAGCTTTCACCCCAGGTTTTGTCTCTCGGTCATAAATGGCACTGCCGAGCGCGGCCGTTATAACGTCTGACGCCTCAACAACAGTCCCAATTTGCGGGCCGGCGAAGTTGGCGAGGCCCGACATAGCCCCATAGCGTGCGTCTTCAGACAAGCCATTGGCGAGCCAGTCACCGATAAAGCCGAGGCCGCCGCCCTTTGCCATCGCCTCAAGCCAGAATTTTCCGGAAGTCATATCCTGAGCGTCTTTGCCGTTCAGAAGGTTTTGCACCTGCAACGACAGCGTTCCGAATACCGTCGTCGCCACCACCATTCCCGCTGCATACCCCAGTTGATCCACAAAGCTCCCATGCCGGTTCAAGAACTGAGCGCGCCGCCAATGGCGTTCCATCATGGCAATCGGAAAGGATTTGAAAAGATATAGCGCCCTGACGAATTCGCCCTTCATCGTCCCACGCTGAGTCCCACGCGTAGATTCGGCCCGCGTCACCAAGTCAGGCCCTAGGGACGCCATTTCGCCTTCAGAAACGATAAAGCCGAGGAGCTTTGCCGGTAGTGCATCCAATTCAGTCCGGGTAATACCAGCGTCCGGATTAGGATTAAGCGCCTTTAGCTGATTGAGGGTGAGAAATTTAATCCCCCGGTGCTCTTCCGTTCCGGCCGCTTGAAACAGCTGCCAGTCCCGTTCCGTGATGCCCGCATTCTGCAGCCGCGCCCGATCATAGTCATCCAGCGCCGCCCAGTCCTTCTCAATGAGCTTACCGAGAGAGGCCATCATATTGAGGCCAAACGCCCGGCGCGTCGCGTCCGTGAAGGCCGTCAGGAATGAAGCCTTCATCGTGGCATTCGCCATCTTGGAAGTCCACCCCTGCCCGATGTTGTCATTGGCCCATCGGTTGAAGTCGGACGAAATACTGTCCGAGATCAATCCGGCACGATTCGCATAGTCGCGCCAATCGGCACCATAGGCCTGAAACAGAAAACGCAGCCCCTGTCCGAAATCTAGGCGGTTGAACCCTGTCGCTACAAAGTAGGACGGAATATCCGAGAACGAGGAAATAAACGCCTTCCCCAGCTTACCGGCCACTTCGAGGTTTCGCCAGCCGGACATAAAGTCCGCCACGCCTTCTCGGTTGACGGCGGCATTACTCGTCTTTCCGGAAAGAACGGCCCACATATCATCGATACTCGCGTCCGTCAGTCCCTGCCATCCGGAATACTTTGTGAGGAGCCTCCACCGTGACTCTTCGGACATTCGGGCGTTCTGCGCTTCAGACTCCGCAATGTTTTTCATGAATTTAAACGTCGCCTCAGCCCGCGGCCCCATGGTTTCCATAATGGCTATATCGTGGCTCATTTTGGAAACGTGACCGACGAGAGTACTCGTAAGGCTTCCGCGGCCAAACCGGGACTCGTATGCCAAGAAGGACTCAGCATCCTTGAAATGCAGAACGCGATGCTGATACTTCTTGTATCGAGAGACATTGTGTTTCGGCACCTTTTGGGCAATATCAAAGAGGTTGTCTTCAACATTGCCAGACGTGACGATGTTGTCCCAAGCGCCGCCCAACAATTCGCGCAAGCCGGCATCATCCATGAGCGCTCCGTCATCGCCAATGAAGCGCGTGCGATCCATCAGCGGCATAATGAAGTCCACCCACGCGTCCCGCCCCATCCGACGGACTTTCCACCAATCATGCGACTGAGGAATGTAGCCGTAATCCAGCCTGCCGATTTCTGCGCCGGCACGCACGGCACGCTGACGCATATCCTCTGCGGTTTTAAGCCAAGCGTCGGCCGCAGCCTTCGCCCGAGCGTTCCCGGCATCTTCGCCAAAGACCTGCCGAACAAAATCCCGCACGTCGGCCTCGTTTTCCACAAAGCCCATCCACTTCGAGCCAATCCCGTTCAGAGTATCCAGCATCGAAGACAGGTACTCGTTCTGAATGCCCTTCGCGGAACGTTCGACCCCAAGCATGATCCGGGCCACCCCAGTGAAGGCGTGAATGTCTTCCTCACGCGAGAGACGATCAAGCTCACGAACAATGCGGTTTTGCGCGATAACTTGCTTGTATCGAGCGGCTTTCTTGGCTTCCGCCTCCGCCTGAATGTCTTTGGCAATATCGCCGGCCGCCGCAATGATTCGATCCTGCAGCGTCATCCGGGCCCACTTGTCTTTGTATTCTTCACCACGAGCAAGGGCGCTCATTCTGGCCTTGATAGCCGCGATGATCTTGTCGCCCTCGTCGCTCTTAATCGTGCGTCCCAGCGTTTCGCCGATGAGATTTAAGCATTCCTGTTTCATTCCGTAATCCCGTTGTTTCTGTAGATACACATCGCAGCCGTACCCATGGCGGCCATATCCTTATTGGCTTCCGCGTCAATGGCCGCGTCCGTTTCGAGCACGTCCCGAGCCGTCATCTGAATGGTGTTGCCATCGTCGTCCTGCCATTCGTAAACCATATCCGGGTTGATTTCCGACAGGCTTTCCACCTGCACGCGGTCTGAGTTTTCGGAGAAAACCGACTGCTCATGTGCCTGATGAGCCTGCTGCTGAGTCTCAACATCCGCCGCCTGCGCAGTGGCTTCCGGTGCAGGCTTCTCCGCCACTGTTTCAACGACCGATTCGACCACCTTCTCCGCCGGCCGCTGAGCCTCTGCCAACGCCTGCAGCGTATTCCGCATAGTTTCAACGTCCACCGCCGGCAACGCCTCGCGGAAACCTTCGGTAGCACCGCTTTCACGCATAGCTGCATTCGCCTCAGAAATCAGGCGGTTTTGAGTATCACGGAAGATGCCCATAACATCGGCGAGGTCTGTCGAGACGTTTTCTGCCTCACCAAACAAACCGCCCTGTGGGCCGTTGCCGGACGACTTCAGTCGGTTTTCCACCGCAGCTGCGAACGGTTCAAGCACCCGAGCAATGGCAGCGGCCGAGTTCTGATTCTCGGCAATGAAGCCTAGCAGCTGCTGCACCGCCGGGCTATCGCCGAACACGTCACCCTGACCGACAACGCTTTCAAGCGGCGTCCCTTCGATCTTCGCGTTACGGATGCGGTTCACCACGTCCACCAAAATCGGGCCCAGGTCAACCGCGCCGTTTGAGGCTTCCCGGATGTTGATAACGTGAGGCGCGAAAGCCGCCATCGCGTTCAAAATGCGCTTGATCCCCTGCTTATCGGTATCGTCCGCCACCAGGGCGGTCAATGTCCGGTCACGGTAGGCTTCATAGAAGACAGCCGCACGGAGTCGATTCGTCGCGGTCTCTGTCGGCCGCCCGTCTGCCGTAAGGAGCTTCCCGAGGGAATTCGGTTCACCAATGTCAATCGTGAACTGCCGCGCCGTCTCCGGAGTCGGCGCGCCGTCCTCATCGAACTGATACTTCCAAACATTGTTACGGATCCGCGGCGAATCCTGCACCGCCGTTTCGAGAGCCGACTTTTCCAAGACGTTCGAAGAATTCGAGCGCTCGATAAAGCCTGTCGTCACGGCTTCCGGCGTCATAATGCGCACCAGTACTGGGCGCTGCATCCCTGCCACCACTTCCGGATTGATCCCCACGGAATGCGCATCGGCCATCAAGTCCTGTCGGTATTGCTCAGCCGTCCCACGGTTGTAGGCTTCAGAGAGCCCGGCCATGCGCCCGTTACCCGCTATCGCGTGCATCCGGGAAGGATCGGTACCGTATTCCGGAACGGGCGTCCCGTCAAAGTTATTGGAGCGGAGCACCGAATCCGCCTCGACCACGGCATAGGTCATCGGAATTTTGCGACTGCCGTCGGCCACAGTTTCCGTATTCCCCAAATACTGTGAATCAGACACCGTCCCGTAGGACACAATCGGTGCACCGGAATCTGTCGTGCGGGAGACGGAAAGGCGCGTGTAGTCCGGAGCCGTCGCGATAGCGTTCATCTGTCCGACGGACACAGCACCCGTGCGGTCACGGTTCTGAAGCACCACTATCGTCCCAGCGTCCCCCATCTGGAAGGACTTCGCGAAGGCGTTCTGCGCCTGCAGGACCGTTGCATCGTTCACCGGGACGTTCTTCATCGTCTGAGAAACATCCACCTGTTCGCCGGAGTTCATCGCCTGAGCCGCCTGCTGCTGAGTGCGAATCGCCGCCATGAAGTGGTCAGGAGCCGAACCATTCTGCAGGGGAGCCGTAACCTTTTGATTATTCGTACGCTGAGCCTGAATGACACGAGCCGCCGTCACCTGCTTGGAATTCGACCGGAAGGACGCCATTTTCTTTTCTGCGTCGTACATGCGGTCAAGCACCCGGCGGACTTCCTTAGACAGTTCCGGAAGTTCTTCGCCGAACTGCGCCTTGTAGCGTTCGCCGATTTCCTTCTTGGCTGCATAGTCGCCGGCACCTTCGCCCACGAGGTCCCGGTACATATCCATCAGCCACCGGGCAAAGTTGCGGAACATCCCTTTCAGATACCCTGCCGGCACCTCACCTTCAGCGAGATAACGTTCCGTCCAAGCTGCGTACTGCTCCTGCAGCTTGACTTTCTTCTCGAAAGGCAGGGCGTTGTATTCCTCAACGGACTTAAGACCAAACGCCTTCAGCAAAGCGTCAATGTCGGCCCGCGCTTCCGGGGAAAGGTTTTTGTCGGCCGAGTGCGCAAAGAGATTCGTCAGGTACCAGTGCGAGTGTTCGTGCGAGAACGTGGAAAGATTCGCATTCGGCGTGAGTTTGATAGTGTTCGTCTGCGGGTTGAAGGAACCGCGGATTTCGCTTTCACCCCTGCCATGCTGAAACAGCACGTCCCCGCGATCCTGTTTGAACTCCTGCGGTTCGTAGTACGCTGCCCCTTCGGCACGATAGGAATCATCCACCGAATCAAACGCCCCGCGTTGATCTTCGCGGACAAAACCCTTAAGCAAATCTGATAAACTGACGGTATCAGCAGACGACCACGCAGTAGGTACCCCAGCACCGGGGGACTGCGCGGCACCGGGAGGGACACTAGTAGCGTCTGTGGGTGCAAGTGGTGCTATAACCCCCTCCCCGCCTGCGGTACCAATTTCTTCCACTTCCACAGCATCAATGCTGTGCGTCGCCAAGCGCTCACCACCCGCCGAAGGCAAATAATCCCGCACAATCAACTGAACGCGATAGTTTTTTCCACCGTAAGAAGCTGCAGCTGCAAACTTGTGGATTCCGCGAACATCGGGGTTTTGATGCTGAGTGTCTGTGTGAGATTCGATCAGCTTAGCGTCCGAAACAATTTGTTCGAAGTTTTGGACAATGGCGTCGTACAAGCCGGCGTTTTTCTCTGCGAACTTAAACGGAGGTAACGACTTTTTGGCGTCGCCGCGAGAACCTGTAAGAACCCAGCCACTGTCAGAGTTTTTGACGCCTTCTGACAGTTTTCCTGCCAACGTATCGATAGCAGCCTTGCGCCCTGCTTCGGGAACGTCGTTCATGTGAACCACATTGACGGCTTCGTTTTCTCGGCCAATCGTCTGCGGTCCCATGTGCCATTCTTTGCCCTGGGTCACCGGCATACTGAAGGCTTCCTTCGGTACCTCCGCAGACTTCCCGTCCTCCGACCATACGATCTTTGCCGAGAAGTCCCGAACCTTGTCCGGTTCAATCCCTAGATTCTTCGCAAGTGCCACCACGGCGCGGGAGTTAATCGCCGCCTGTACGCCCGCCTGCTGGAAGTTGAACTGACTCTGTCCTTTGTTGAAAAGAGCCGTCCGCTGATCCTCGTAGACAAGACGGGCCGCATCCTGATACTTCTGCGTTCGAATCTGTTCAGGACTGCGCCAAAACGCCCCGCCGAAGGCCGCACCCATAACCGCGCTTACCGCCAAGTCCACGCCGTTCAAGTCGTACTGCTGAGCCAGTTGGTTGTAATCCTGATGTTCGAGGATGAATTTGATACCCTCGACTTCGGCCACATTCGTCCCGGCATTCGCCGCAGCGCCGTACGCCATGGACATACCGCGACTCGCACCGAGAACCGCCGGAAGCCGCATACCTATTGCGTTCATCCCGAACGACACCAGGCCGGCATTGATAGCCGTGTCGCGGTCTACGCCCTCATCCATCAGGCGATTCGTCTCATCGATGCCCACGTCAGCGCCGAAAGCCAGTGCGCCGCCGGCGACGCCGCCCGCCAAACCGTAACCAATTGCCTTCGGAAGCGTCTTGAAAAGCCCGTAGACAATCTGAGAAGCCGTACCCATCGTTTCGGGATCGACCTCAAAGTGAACCTTGTTGTAATCGCGAATATCCTGGGCGGCCTGATCCATGACCGCCTTTTGCCCCTCCCACCAGGCGCGGGTTTCGTCCCTGCCCATACGGGAGAGAACATCGGCCCCGGTGTTCTTAAAAGCCGTGATAGCGGAGCTCGCCGTCTGTAGCACCGCAGCGGGAATGCCCTTCCACGTATCGCCAAGCCCTGAGAAGACGCCGAGAGGCATATTGACGCCCGGAAGCGGACGTTCCTCAAACACCTTGTCCTTCAGATCGAGCACGACGCCGGGCTCATTGCGCAGGAAGTAACGGCGCAGCCGATCTGCCTCAACCGACGATAGTTTCCGCCCCGGGGTGTAAACGTCCTTCCCTTCAGCATTCCGAGACCATACACCCCCCGCCACACCGTCCTGACCGCTGTAAATCGACTGATCCGAGAAAGTCGGATGATTCGGCTTTTTGTATTTGTCGCCCAAGTGTCCGCGCTCATCCTCAGACATCGTGCCGGACTGCAGCTCTTTCCAAGCGCCGCGCAAGTCGTAGTCGTAAACGTCTTTTTCACGGTGATTTTTCGTCGCCCATGCCTGATATTTTTCTTCCTCATCAGGCGACAAAACGGTATTGAACTTATCCGAATAATCCTCCGAGAACGCATCACGAGGGCCAACGGCATCCGTGCCCCAGCGGTTGATTCTCGCCTGCCGCATCTGCTCTTCGCTCATCTGCGGTTGCTGAGAGGCCGGGGCATAGATTTCAGAAAACAGCATTGTTATTCCTTCGTCTTCACTAAATCGAACTTATAAAGGGAGCCGTCGTCACCAAACACTGATTCCCCGTTAAGCATCAGGCTGTAGGTCACACTGCCGTCTGAGTTCACCTTTTCAGTCTGCAAGGCGAGTTTCGGCATTTTTGCGGCCAACTCTTCGCCGGTCATCGCTAAACCGCTGACGTAGAACGTGCCACGGGCTTTTTTGACTTCTTGCGCCTGAGCCTCTACGAGATCGCCCAAGTCTTCTGAGTAAATGGCTGACGACTTAATCCCCTTCGGCATCACGGCTTTCTTGCCGTTGTACGCTTCGACATCGCCACCGACGGCCGCAGCTATGGCGTCTTCGATGTTCCCGGAGCCCGCCCATTGCTGATAAGCCAAAATGCCGCGCGCCAATTCCACCGTATCGGCCCGGGCCGCGTCCGACTTAAACAGCCCCTGCGTCCCATCGTTGTCCGGATTGATAGTTGCGTAAAGCCGTGCCACATTGCCGGTTTCCACTGCCGGATCATCTTTGACCTGCTTTTCGGCGATGAGCTGCAGCCCGCGAAGGTACATTTCTCCGGAAGTAATGCCGCCGTCACCCGGCGTTATGTCAAATCCGGCCATCGCCACGGCGTACTTTTTGTCACTCGCCTTCAGCTGATCCGACACCATCCGGATGCCGTTCGGCCCCACAGCGTTTGCAATCTGAGCCAAGAGACCCACCTTGCCATCCACGTCCGCCGCATTGAGCGTCGTCACCAGCCGCGCCGACTCATCTTTAGAGAGAATGCGAGGCGCCCCACCCCAATCTCTTGCGACGCTCTCAGCCTGAGCCACGCGTTCGCCAAGCTGAGCCATCATCTTGTCCGGGGCTTCAAAATTCAACGGTTCATAGCCAAATTGTTTTGTGGCAATGGCCGCACCCACCGGGTCCGCAGCCCGGAGTTTCACAATTTCCTGAGCCGCCTTCACACGAGCGTCATACAGCTTGCGGTCATCGGCATAGGACGGAGAACCCGGAACCGGCTTCGCATTTGCGAGGTCATGCTGAATCTGCTCATTGTCCATGAACTGATAGGTATAGACCGCTGTATTCGTATCAAAGGCCGCCTTGTAATCGTCGTAGCGTTCTTTGCCTGCTTTCTCTCCAAACGCCCCGACAAAATCCTGTTCGGACAATTCGTTCTCGTCATAGCCATGATCTGCCGCCGTCTTCACTGAGTTCTGCACCGCCGTCCGCAAATCCGCCTGAGCCGCCGCCCGGTTCTGTGCCGCATAGGAATAGGCGGCCGAGAAAAGCTCCACCTTCTGCGCCTGATTAAGCCCGTCAATCGCCGGGATGCCGGTACGATGCCCAGGCTTCAGAGACTCTTTGATGAATTCTTTCTTGTTCAGCATTGTTTCGCCGACGGAGCCGGCGAGCATCATCGCGAGCGGCTGTTTAGCCTGTTGCCACAGCTGAGTCCCAATCTTGGCCGCCACGTCCGAGCCGATGGTGCCACGGTTGTTCTGAAAGTCCGTCAAGGCCGCTACGGCATCATCCTGCCCCCACGTGTTATAGCGCTGAGCCTGCGCCATATCCCAGTAGCCTTCGCGCAGGGCTTTCATCTGTTCCTCACCAAGCCCCTGCATTTTGGCAAGGGCCGTGATTTCGTCGTCAAGGCTTTGATAGGACGCGCCGCAGTAGTCTTTGTTGCCGTAGTTCTGCCCGATGCTTTCCACAAGCGAATCAATGCGAGCTTTAGACGTTCCGATATGCCAAGCGTCCCGCTGACGGCTCATCCACTGCATGGACTGCCCCTGCGCCGAACGCAACCGATCCTGAATGCGGGACTGCACCGCCTCACGGGCCCAGGGCGACAAACTGCCGAGAATGTCGTCGGCATCCTTCTTGAGCCCCTGCATCGCGCCGTCGTAGGCGTCTACGGCATTCTTTCCCTTCTGATTGAAATAGCCGGCTTCCGGATCATAGAGGCGACTTTGCACCGCTTCCATGTACTTCATTTCGGCTTCATCGCTTTCGGCCTTGATATTCCGAGCCGCAATCGTCTGGAGCGCCTTACCGGCATTGTTCGCAAAGTCCTGCAAAGGCTGCTGAGCATCCTGCATCAACTTCGCGTAGTTAATCGTCTGATTCGGAAGTTGGGCCACCTGCCGCCCTGTCTGTCCGGAATCCACAACGGACGGCACGCCGCCCTGATACATCGGAACCATCGGCATCGTGCCTTCTCCTAATAGAGTTTGACGCCGTACTGGAACGTCGGCGCAGCCTGAGTGCTACCCAGCATCGGAATCTTTGCGCCGCCTACTTCGATAGTCGGCGTCTGTTTGAGCGTGAGGGAGTCGCCCGGCTGAGCAAATTTCGTCGTCGCCGCAGTCTGCGTCCCGTTATTGCCGGCATCCTTGAAAACGCCGTTGGCGGACATGAGCATGTAATTACTGCCGACCTGAGACGCTGTATTGAGAATCGACGTAGCGAAGTTCAGACCGACGCTCTGCTTTGAGGCTTCCGCCATCAGCGCTTGCCCCTCGTAGTTCGCGGCCTGCATCCGGTAGCCCCAGGCGTTCCGGACGGCGTTCTCCTTCATCTGATTCTTGTCCATTTCCTTGATAATATCGGTTGAAGCCTGCACTTCCGCTGCAGAACCCTCGCCGACCGCCACACCGTTCGCCGCCAAGGCCGCCCGCTGAGCCGACTTCACCCGCCCGGCTTCCATCGTTTTTCGCACTGTCGCGGACTCATTAGCCCGCAAGACAGCCTGCGCCTGCAGTTCCATAGACTGCGCATTGATTCGGGCAATATTGGCCTGAGCCTTCGCGATAGAGTTCTGATGCCGGGTAACGCTCATGCCGCCAAAAGCGCTCATAAGGCCCGCCGCGGCCTGCATCCATAACGTTCCGTACCCTGCCTGAGCCGGCGTGAGACCGGTGCTTCCTGAAGTTGTCGGAGTTGTTGCCATAAAAAATCCCCCTGATTGTCCGCACCCTAAGACAGGTCAGGGCGCATACGCGCAGGGGGAAAAGGCGGCGACATAAGACCGCCCACGGTTCTCAGGAGAGATTCGTTACTGTTGCGCCGCCATCATGCCTTGCACCACCTTTCCGGCCATCGTGGAGCCGTCTGCCGGCACCTTGCCGAGTTTGGCGAGGGAGTCAACGCCTTGAGCCATCTGGGCTTGCTGAGCCTGCTGCTGCATCGCCTGATTCTCTGCCTCCACAGCCTGCATCGCCTGCTCGGTCGGCACCACCACCGACGGAGCCACGCTGAGGTAATCGGCATATTCGTCGGCCGCCGCAAAGGGGTCAATCTTCTTTATCACCCGATTGTCGTACTTAGCGAGATTGCCGATACGCATCAGGTACTGATCGAGGCTATTGGCCCGCAGCGAGCGTTGCGCCCGGCTCAACATCGACATGTAGCGGATTTTCAGCTGTTGCCCCTGCAGTTCCGGAGGCGCCGGCGGCAATTGTCCGGCACGGGCGAGGATGTTGAAAGCTCGTTCAATGAGGGACTTCAGCACCTCGTTATTGAGACGGGACAGCACCGGCCCCAGGAGCATCAACTTTTCCTCATTGCGCCGCGCCACTTCTTCGGCCGTCATCTGATGCTTGTTCGCGGACGACACCATCAGGAACATATCGACACAGAACGCCTGATTGATACGCTGACGAATATCCTGCATATCCGCCGCCAGGGCCGTGAGATCAGGCCTAACCGCCCAAGCACTCTGCACCTGATTCGCCTGAGACGGCATATCAATGAAGTTTCGGCCGCCAGGCAGGAAATCAAGTTCCGATTCCTTCGCGGATACCGGGAAGATCAACGGTGGGTTCACCGCGTAATCAATGGCGTTCCCCTTCTGCAGGCACTCGTGATGTAGCTGTTTCGTATCGCCGATAGCAATGATGCCGGGGGCTTCTTCGGAATAAACATCCGAAGCGTTCGCCCCCCAGCGTCCCACCACCGCCGGAAATTCGTTGTAGCCTGACTCCTGGAGAATTCCGTCTTCGCCTTCGTCGCAGTCAATCTGCAACACCACCATCCGCCACGGCATATTGAGATTGTCTTTCTTAGTGCGGTCACGATCAAAGCGCGGCTCAATGGCATGAATGCACTTGAAGGACTTATCCGGGCGGCCCTGATCGTACGCGTCCCGCACGGCCTTAGAACACTTGGCACGGCCATACTGCTCAATCATCTGCGCCGCCGTCATAGAGAAACGACGGTAAACCGTATTGGGACGATTACAGGCATCTACGCCAATGCAGTACTCACCGCAGACCAACGGATAGCAGTGGAAGCCAGCCTTCGCGTCCTCCACGATAATCATCGCGCACGTCCCGTAGACGCCGACCTCACGCCAACCGTGGTGCAACGCCTGATAGACGTTTGTGCTTTCAAACGCCATTTCCAAAATGCGCTGCACACGGTCGAGATAAACTTTTACCTCGTGGCTTTCGTCCAAATCAGGCGTTCCCGTCGTGAGCGCGAACCACTGCGTCGAAGGATCGTTCATCCCCGACTGTAGCCCGGACGACAGAATCGTCGCCGCGTACGTCGCCGCATTGTCGTAGATTTTGTTCCACCGACTACGGGACTGATTCTTAACATCCGTCCCCAGGAAACGCCCACTTGCCGGCGTTATGTGGCGTGAAATCTCAAGCCACTGAGATTCGTAGGGCTCACGCTCATTGCAGAGCACCACCCAGCGCCGCAGGATTGTTTCACGTAAGTCCTTACCGTCGCTCATGGCTTACCCCAACGTAGAACCACCGCCCAAGCTCATCTGATTCTTATTGACGCCGCCGGCCCCGGACAGAAGCGTAGACCCGCCGGACAACCCGCCGTCCTGATTCATCGAGAGAATGCCGGACACGTCCGCCCTATTCTGTTGCTGGCGCCGGGTAGCCTGCGCGGACTGTTCCGCCTGCTTTTTAGCGTTCTCTTCCGCCTGACGCGTTGCGCGATCTTGTGCTTTCGCCTGCTTATTGGCTGAGTACATCGAAGCGGCCGTACCCGCCGCAGCCACTGCCGCCATACCAACCATTGCCGCCGTTGTTGCACCTGACATTGTTATTTCCTCCCAGTGAGAAGATGTTCATATTCGTCCGTAAACTCGGGTTCGCAGTCTTCCGGGACTGCCTTCCGAGTCGCATAAATCATGGTGATCGTCGTGTCTTGAAGCGCGTGATAGGCCACCTTGCGCCCTGCCATGCCTCGCAGCACCGTGTAGCCCGTCACCCGATGAGACTCGCTATCCGCGCGAATCACCACGTCGCCGCTGATAATGACCACCGTCGGCACCTTGATAAGAGCTGAGGTAAGCAACACCCCGGCCGCGATTCGGCACGTCCGCACGTAGCAGCCGGCGTGGATAAAGTGATCCGTCGGCACGTCCGCTGGCGGCATTGTTTCGTTGAACACCTCAAGGGCTTTCACTTCGGCAATCCCTGCCGCCGTTGTCGGAGGCAGTTCGCCGCGAGATTGCAGTGCCGCCGTCATAACCGCACCTGGAAAACCGTGTTGACGGGCGTATAGAGACGCCGGCACAGTTCCTCAAACCTAGACCCACAGCGCGTCCCCACCATCAAGACCTGAGCACCTGCCTCACGAGCTACCTTCTCGGCCTCATGCAAAAGCCGTAGCCCCGCCGTACCCCGGCGGTATTCTTTGGCGAGAAAGATGGATTCCACGGACGCCAGGACTTCTCGATAGTGCGGGATACGGTGGATCATGATGTTGACCCCGCCGACAATGCGCCCATCGTCAAAGGCGCCAATAGGAATAACGGCCCCAACCTTTTCGGCCGTTATGTATTCGTCGGGGTTCGGCGCGCCACGCATGAAAGGACTTCCGCTTTCTTCTGCGTAGTCCTTGATAATCTGCTGAAATTCAGGGCGTGCAAACGTTTCCGCCCAAGTCGTTCTACGTATTTCCATAGCGCCTCCTATGCCAGCATGATCGGCGCAGAGTCAGGAAGTACGCGCACGTAAAACCCCGGTCGAGCCGGGGTTTCGCATTAGGCACTACCAAAAAACATATTTGTCCGGATAAAAACGACAGACGATATCCGATTGTCCTGTTTCAGCGCTCGTAGTCACTGTAACAGTGTCGCCTTTGCGGATGCGGTTAGATGACGTGTACCACCAAGTATTAGCGCTCGTGTCCTGCCCGCATCGAGCAAGGAAAGAACCGCCACCATGGGGCGGCTATGCAACCCTCCCATGCCGCCGTCGTACCCTGAATCATCGCATTACCACTGATAGAAAAATTGTGGCTTGACAGCCCCGAAGTACCTGGGGTTAAATACCCCTGTTAGCGAGCCAACAAGCTCAACCATAAACCCACGCTAGACACAAAAATCTACACACGCCACCCACATGAGCAATGACGAGTGAATTTTACTAAACAATGGTGATATTGAGCCGTAAAGTCTTGCCCGCTTCTGCCAGTGTCCATAAAAGTTCACTGTTGTGATGGTTAAGGTAGTGTCCAAACAGGTATCTTGTTTGTAATTGAACAGTTGCCCCTGTATCTAGCCTTGTTACGTTTATCTTTTTATCAATTAGGCTGGGACAAGAAAGAGATGTTCCTGTGTTCTGGGGATCATTGACACAATACATAAAATCAATTTTTGCGCCGGAAATATACTGGTTGTCAAACTCTGCATAGGCAAAGATATTATCTGAACCACCCGGAACTATTTTTATCGTATGCGTGGCATACATAACAAAGCTCACGCTCACGCTTACCGATCTGCTAGGCATCGTGAAATAGTATGTAGTCCCTGAGCCTGATACGCTCACGCCACTGGCTGATACGCTGGCAACCTCATAACCTGTGGACGGACTCACATAAATGTAAACACGCGTGCCAGCCGTTGCGCTGTAGGTGCTTAGGCTAGCCGTTCCGCCTGTGCCCGCGCTGAGACTGATTGAATAGGTTGGGGCAACGTAGGTAAACATGACGGATACCGTCACATTTTGCGCAGGCATTTTAAATGTACGTGTGTGGCCACTGCCTGAAACAGTCGCGCCGGGTACTGATACCGAGGAAATTACATAGTTCGAATACGGGCTGATGCTGATTGTTACCGTTTCACCTTCGGCGGCGTATTGCTTGTTAACCGAGGCCGTGCCGCCTGATCCGGCTGAAACGGTAATGCGGAACGTGGGGCGGCTACCGAGAATGGCTTTATTCAGCATACCTTCCCCCGCATCTCTGGTTTCAACTGACTGCGCTTGATTTCACTCTCATAAGAGCGCTGGCAGTGATCTTTGTCAAAGAACAAAATCCCGTCGATCAACACTTTCGGCCACTTGTAATCACCCTTGACGTAATGCCGCCATGCCCGGCTAGAAAGCGTTTCATCAGCCCAGCCGCCCATGAGTGTGTTCAAAAGCTGATCCAACCCTATTAGAACCTGCTTTAAATAAGCCCGCATGATTACACCTCAGCCTGAGTGCTGTAATCGGCGGGCTTAAATTCAATCTTCATGCCCTTAATGGCGTTCTTGTCGGCGGCCTCATTGATCGCCTTTTCATACTCCCATTTTTGCCGATACCCGTCATTCGCCGCCGCCGTGATTTCATCCGCAAGAATGTGCACCTGTTCAGCGGTTAACTGCTGATACTTGTTGTCGTAATCCCTGAACGTAATCGCTGCCTTCGGCTGTTTGTCCGCCATGCGGTCAAGTCCCACGATATCCATCATGGCGCGGCTGTTGCCGTTAGCCCTAAAGCCCATCGAGCTGGTGAAGTATCCGGCCTCATTACGCCACAGCAAATAGACCGCTTCAAGCTCCGTTTTCTTCGCCGCTTTCAGATCATCCAGCGTAGGTTCGGGGTCAGGCCGCTCGGTGTAGGCCACGCCGTTTTTCGGCCAAAACTCGCTCGGCTTGCCCTCAACCTCACCGAGACGCTTGTTCTCATTCTTTTGAATCGCCATACGGACTTCCCACTCGCTGTGGTAGTCCGTGCCGTTATATGTGTAAAAGACCTGCATCCCTTACTCTCCGAATTTCTGAAAGTTTGCCACCCCGAACGTGCCGTACCATGCAAGGGTTACTAAGCCCTTCGCTAGCGTAGGGCTCGACCCGCTCCACGCCCAAGCGCTCCCGAGCGTGATGGTTGCCGAGCCGTTAAGCGCAACGACCGTAATCCAAGCCATGTTCGCCGAGCCGTTCGCAACCGTCAGCGAACCTCCCGAGGCAAGATTCATTGAGCGTGCAGACTTGTCGTTAACAGTGCTTGCCGTAGCGATGGCCTCTGATGTTGTGAGTGTTCCGGCGTTGCCGCTTTTCGGAATAAGCCCGTTAGTCACAGCCGTCAGCCCCGACGTCTTCACCACAGTGTCCGGAATCACGTCGTCAACGAGCTTGCCGTTGTTCCCCGTGTCTCCGAATAACTTTCTGAAAAACCAAGGTAACGCCATGTCTCCTCCTACGTATCTGCGATGACGACTATCGGCATCACCGCAGGAATATCAAAACCAAACACAATCGTTGTCGCCGACGTCTCTTCCCAATCGTCCGCTAAGAACCCGCCGAGATAGACCTTGATCCGGTTCTCCCCGACGGTATGTGAGGGAACGGCATAGGCAGCCCCCGCCGTTAGTACGGCGTCCCGACTTTCGTCTGTCTGCACCGTCCGCGTTCCTGCGCCTGAGCCGCTGATGACAACCGCCGTAATCTCAAAGTCCGTCGGGATGTCCGACGTAAAACTGATACTCGTCGTCGAGACTTCTGTGTACTCAACGCCATTCGAGCAAAGCAGACCGTTGAGGAACACTGAGAGCGAGTTATCATCCTTGGTGTACGTAGGCACCCCGAACGCCGTCCCTGCCGTAAGCACTGTAGAGCGGTTCGAGCTGGTGAAGACTTTGCGAGAAACGCTACCGCCTCCACCTGTCCCTCCAATCTCAACTTTCTGCAGGCCGCTTGCCGTCTTGACGTACAACGAGTCCATAGCGTCAACTCTTGAGAATCACAAGCCCGCCGTTCCGGAGATTCGCGGGCACGTTGTCAAGCGACGAGACGACGCACGAGTCAACGTACGTTTCCTTGATCGTCACTTTCTTGCCGGACGCGGTGATCGTTACGCCTTCACCGGCTTCGATTTCGAGGGTGTCTTGCTTCGCCGTAGCCGTGAGCGTCGTCGTGCCGACTTTCACTTTGGCAAAAGCGTTCTGATTGACCTCTGCCCCCGTCGCGATGCCCGTGAGTTTTGTGCGCTCGGCGGCCGTCATCACGACTTTCGTCGTACCGTCTGCGATATCGTCGGCGGTATTCGTGGCCGTCATGAAAGCACCGGCGGCTTTCACGTTGGCAGTGTCCGTCTTGTCCGCGCCTTCTTCGATTCCCACAAGTTTCTTGTGCAGGGATGCAGTCAGTAAGCCGTCGGCGGCGTCCGTCGCGGCGTTGTAAGTCGTATCAGTGAACTTCGCGTTTGCGGGTACGCTTGCGGCGATCGTAAAGCCAGAGTCCTTGATTCGCTTGCCAGACGTGCCGTCGAACACCACGACGTGCGCCGCGACGCTCGAGGCGGGACCGGTCACAGCGCCGTCAAGATTCGCCTGGAGCACCGCCCAGTCAGAATTTGCGGCGCTTCCCGAGGCGTAGTCTTTGATGCAGATGATCAGGTCCCCGACCTCGCAGACATTGCCCGCGTAAGTGCCCGCTTCCTGCACGGAGTACAGCCACCCCGCCTTATAGTTCACGGTCGGCAGGCCGCTCGTGGAATTCACCACGCCGCGGAAGTGCTGCCCCTTGCCGACGACGGCCTCAACCGCCTGTCGGAGCGCGACGATTTCAGCTTCGACCGTGGACGCACCGCCGTTAACGTCGTTCATCGCCACCGCGTCCGCCAGTGTGTTGGGCGCAAGCGGCGTGTTGGCGTTGCCCTCGTGTGAATAGAGTTGAGTCTTTACGAGACTTTCTGCCATTTGTTAAACCTCTTCTTTGTATACAACCTTACGGCTCAAGTCGGCCACAGCCGCCGACGCTTCGCCTGCCAAGGCCAACGCCTCAGCCACGTCGCCCTTGCCGAGAGCGCCGATCCAAATGTCCAGCTCGTCGCCGGCCTTCGCATCAAACGTCAGGCGGAACGTGCCGGAGAACGTATCTTCCGCGCCGACTTCGGTGAAGTTCTGCCCGATAGCAAGCACGAGGCCGTTCCACGCGACGCGGAGGTGGTGACGGTCCACGAGGTACTTGATACCTGACGGGATGACGATATCTGTGCCAGCGGGCGTATCAGCCGACAGCGTCCAAAACTTCTCGGCGCATCCCGTGCCGTTCACGATCAGCGTGTTGTCAGCCTCAGCCTTGATCCGGTCGATCTGAGTATTACCCTCGGTGACAAGGCGCTGATCCTGCCTATCGCCTTCCGTTGTAATGGCGGCGATGACTTCTTGCTGATGTTCGAGAATGTCGTCCCGACTTTTCTTTGCATCCGCCGCACTCGCGGCGGCGGCTTCCGCGTAGCCCTTAGCGATGACCGTTGCAGTTTCAGCCGCGTCCTGAAGGCTTTTAATCAACTCTTCCGGCGTTATGTCGGCCGTTTCAGGGACTTTAAGCACGCGTCCGAGTTGTTCGATAATCTGCTGAATCTGAACGACAATGCGGTCTAAGGCCGTATTGACGATCTCCGGAGGGAATCGGTTGTAATTGGTCAGTTGAGTTTCTTGGGTATACGCTAAAGCGGAACCCACCACGGCAACCTGAGTTCCGGAGAGCGCAGCCACCAGCGTCACGGTACCGCCGGGTGCAGCATCCTGACTCTCGTTCATGAAAACGGTGTAATCCGTGCCGTAGACAAGGTGCACGGGCGGATCTGCCGAATTAGCCGCAACGGCAACGTACACATCCGTCGGCTCAAAAATCTTGAATCCAAACGGAAGCTCAGTAGTGCCGGCACCGGTATAAGGCCCTGCCAATCGTTTGATATACCCTACAGCCATAAAAAAAGCCCCTCAAAGATGAGAGGCATTGTCAACAGCGTTCACCAGGCTACGCGCACATCACGCATACGGGTCCCGAACGGTATGCGCCCCCAGACGACCGTTACGCGGCTGAGCGTGCCCCATCTCCGACAGGTACTCATTCATTTGAACGGCAAACGTGAGCATCAGCGCGTCCGCGCGATCGGGAGACGACAGGCCGCGATCCTTCATACTCTCTTTGCTTTCAAGCAGAATCTGATTCGTCGGCGTATAGCCGTACTCAACCCCTGTCAAGTCCGTCACAAGATCGTCGTTCTGCTCGATACAGCCGCCGGCCTTCAGCCATTCGCGCCCACGCCCCCACATTTCTGCTCGGAGATTCTTGTAGCGTTCGGTATTCGTTGCCCCGCCACCGAAGTTGATGGAGTTCACCGGATAACCGTTATGCCGCAGCCAGTCAATCGGGGACGCCCCCACACCGCCGGCGTCCACATTGATAACAACCTTTCGGGCGCCCTTCTGTCTGAATTCGTTGTAGACCTCAGCAATCTTCGCCGCCAACTCCCAACCGTCCAGGCCGCGGAACTCTTTTGCCGGATAAGACCGGGCATCGGTCCCGATCCTGCAACAGATGACAGACGCGTCGTCACCGAACCGCGCCACGTCCACACCAAGAATCACCACCTGCCGATAGTAGGAACAGTGCTCCAACTGTCGTTGCATCGCCTCATCGACTATGGCACGCGGGATAAACTGCAGCGAAGACGCCGACGGGAACTGCCCTAGAACGCGGACCCGCACAAAGTCAGAGTCGATGCCGTAGTCCTGAATCCACGTCGCAATCTTTTTCTTGTCCGTACCGATAGCCGTCCGCCCATCCACATGACGATGCACCCAACGATGCCGGTACTTGTTAAAGCACTCGTAGAAGCGCCCGGTGTTTCGCGTCGGGTTGCCGAAAACCATCCAAAAAATCTGAGTGTCCTTATCGGTCATGGCGCCTTCGACGACTTCCCAGATTATGTCGGCAATGGCGGAAGCCTCATCGAAAATCACCATGATGCGCTTTCGGGCGTTATGTAGCCCAGCGAAGCCTTCGGGGCGCGATTCGGACCAAGGAATCGCGTCAAAGCGCCACGTCTTGTCATGATCCTTCTGCCGGCTACAGACGCACGTCGCCGAGATGCGGAACCACGACTTGAAGAGACAGAGATTGAACCACTTCGTCACTTCGGCAAACGTCTTAGTGCGCAGCTGGGTGTCGGTGTTGGCCGTGACGATGCCGCGGGTATCCGGGAACGTCGCCATGCTCCACAGCGTGATCCAAGCCACGAGAGCGGACTTTCCCACACCGTGCCCGGCCGCCGTCGCATCCAGGTAGGCGGAAATGGCCCCCTCCTCATCCCCACGTTGCAGATAGTCCCTCATACTCGTGAGCACATCCACCTGCCACACGTCCGGACCGTCCCATCCAGCGAGGGTATCTTTGCCCCACGGAAAGGCAATCTGTACAAACTTCAGAGGATCCTTTGAAGTCTGCGCGGCGACCTCCACAAGAGCCTGATTGACGCCCGCCGGCGTGTCCAAATCAATACGATCCAGCACCAAAAAGGCGTCCGCCTCTTTCTTTTTCGTCTTACTTGAGGGCACCTATTCTCTCCCGCAGAATCTCAGCCAAAGACATAAGGGCTTCGTCCTTAGCCTCTTCAGCCTTGTCTTTACCCATCTTGAGAAAGCCACCGAGCGTTTTGGCGGCCTGATTCGCGGCCAGTGGGTCGACCATGACCCAAACCGGTTTGCCGTCCTTGTCAAGCGTTTGTTCATCATCGTCTCCGTCCGCTATCAACTGAGTATTGATTTCAATGATCTGTTTCAGCTTTCGGTAGACATACTCGGGGTTGACGCCGGCGGCTTCCGCCGCGCGGTCGATCTCTTCCTCTACAGCCTTTTTGACGTTAGGTTTTGTCAGGTTTTCGCTTGCAATCGACCGGGCCGTCTTTTTTGAGTACCCGGCCTTAATCGCCGCCTCGGTTGCTGACTTCGAAGCAGCGGCGGCCTTTGCAAACTTCTGCTGCTTCACCGTCAGTTTCTTTTCCGTCATACGCTCCTCTTGATCTTTTTCCACCCGGCGACTGATTGACAGCGCCGGGAGCCGTCCACATAACTCCGGATTGTCCGAATCGGCATATCCAGCATCAGGCTAATTTCCCGGAAGGTGTAGCCCTCCTGCCTCAGTTCTATGGCGTGCTCAATATCCGAATCCAGGTACTTCGCGTTCCAATGATCCTCACCGATAACTGCGCCGTTGTCGGCTACTGTCGCAATCATCGTCACGACGGTATGCGTACGGGCACAGGTTGCGTGCTTTGGTTTCGGCCGTGGCGATGATCTTGGCGCGTTGCAGGCTTCCGACGGGGAGCGTTCGGGCATGATCGGCAGCTGAAACAAGGAGAGCTGCAGCCACGGGCGGGAGAACAGTGCTAACTCCGATGGATCCATTCATTTAAAACTCCTCTATGTTCCACCCGCACCCCTGACGCTTCGCCTTTGGGAAGACCACAAACATCCGGAACGGGTACTGAGACGCAGCAACCTTCACCTTTACCCGGGCGTCGTCCTGAAACACGGCGAGCGTCCCTTTGACCTCGTGAAGTTCAATTTCACCGTTTGGCCGGAGCACCATGAAGTCGGGCGTGTACCAGCACTTCCCGGCGGCAATCTTGACTTTCATGGACTCGAACCAAAACTTCTCAATGCGCCCCGCCTGCTGTTCTGCCTTCAGAAAAGCCGCGTAGGCGGATTCAGTCGCGTTCATCTCACCGGGCCTCAGCCGCCCTTTGGCGTATAGACGTTTCATTGCGGGCTTCATTCTTCGTCCTCCCTGTGGTTCTTTTCGACATGAGCGTCGCAGACGCCCAGCCAGAAATACCGCTGCTCTAATTTCGTCTTGAACTGTTCAGCCTCTACGGACGGCGCCCAGCCTTTAAGCCCTACGTCGTGGCCGACCTTATAAGCGCGAGTCAGCTTCTCTGCGACAGCACGGGAGACACCGGTAGGCGTTTTCATTCCTCATCCTCCCTTTCGTACTGAGCGTGAACGCGGCGGACTTCTCTCTTCAGCCGCATCAACTGCAAAGACAAACCATGTTTTTTGAAATATCGCGGCGCAGTTGTTTCAACATCCGCGAGAACTTCCACGATCTTGGCGGCGTCCTCAGGCTTCAACTGCACGTACTTCGGGTTGCTCATGCCAATCCCTCCTTTTTGAGTTTTTCGATAAATTCCACAGCGACCTTTTCGCAGTCCTTTGCTGTCATGCGCCAGTCCGCCGGAACCGGCCACAGTCTGCGTTCGCCCTCATCGAGCCCCACCAAGACGCAAGGCGTCCACTGCACGTACGCCGGAATGCTGATAACGACGTGCCAGGAGTCGTACACCACGTCTTCCGGCCCGAGTACTTTTTCTCTGACAAAGACGTCGCACGAAATCAGACCCGCGTTAGGATCAAGAAAAGTTTCGGTGCTCATGCCGCCTCTCCGAAAACGTCAGCCGAAAGCGGCCGGCGCATTGAATTACCTAAAAACTGATAAGCGACGCACTTGCCGCGGATGCGGTCCACAAGGCGCGGACCGAGAACGTTGTTAAGGTCTGCCGGGCGCAGATTCGAGAGGAAAATCGTCGGGCGGTTTTCTGAAATCCGGCTGTCGATGATCGAAAAAAGAATCTGCTTCTCGTTTTCGGTGCCGGCCTGGACACCGACCTCATCAATCACAAGCAGGGAGACCTCCGAGAAAAGCCGAATTGCGTCAAAACTCGTTCTGTCGCTTTTTCCGCTCCAGGTGCTACGGACGTATTGGATGATGTCTGTAGCGCGCGTATAGACGCCTTCTGACCGCGGCAAAAGGGCATGAAGAATGGCGCACGCCAAATGACTTTTGCCGGTCCCCGGGTTACCGAAGAAAAAGAGTCCGTAGCCGGTCTCTTTCGCCCTTTCCCAACCGCGCACGAACCGGCAGGCGAGGTCCAGCGCGCCTTGTTGGTTTTTCGTCTCGGCCAGAAAGTTCGAGAATGTTTTGGTGCGGTATTCGGCCGGGATGCAGGAGCGCCGTAATGCCTCCTCGATGCGGTCGCGGGCTTCGGCCGCTTTCTTAGCCTTTTCGTGGGCCTCACGCTCTGCCTGGCGGCGTTTACGTTCGATCAGTGCGCACTCAGGACACTGAGACTCACACACGACCTGCCCGCCCAAAACTGTCTGAATACCGTTATACGGTCCGTGAATTGCGCAGTTCAAAACGGCGCCCCTGCGGATCGGCAGAGGGACTGCGTCCTGCGAGGATTCGATGATGGCTGAAAATGTCTGCATGGTTGCTTACCCCCAATTGGCCGTACCGTCCGGATTCATTGACCCCTCGTAGTAGGCCTCGTCAAAAACTTCAGGTTGTTGGTGTGCGGTTGATCCCGCGGGTTTTCTCGATGCGATTTCTTTCTCGCGCTTGACCCAGTTGAGCCACGATTGATTCCATCCCTTGCCGCTACGCATGGTGTCCTTGCCCTTGCCGATCCGGTAGTAGCCCGAGAAGCTGGCAAAGACCGTGTCGGGGTTGAGGTCAGGCCGAAGCTGCTCGCAGAACGTCCGCCAGTCTTCGGGCAGGGTGTCGAGGTTGAATGCGTGCGTGATTGCCTGCCGCTTTTCTTTCTTCTTTCTTTCTGTCTCTTTATTGGTTATTGGTTCTTGGTTATTGGTTAGCATTGCGTCCGCATTGCGTTCGCTATGCGTTTGCATTCCGTTCGCATCTGCGTCCGCATTGCAAGTGCATCCGTTTTGCATGTCGTTTGCATTTGCGTCTGAGGCTTTCTTTCCCCTTGAGCCCTTATTCCATCGGGCTCGAGCAGACTTCGAGGCCTTCTCGGACTTCTCCGCGGTCTTGGCAATCTCTTCATCGCACCGACGATGCGCATAAACGTCACCTTCACGATGGAAAAAGCGGTCAAGCACATATTCCAGTGCGGCTTTCTCTTCCGGCGCATATGCTCGGGAGATGCGTTCGCATTCCGAACGCATAAGCGGACGCTCTACTGAGTAGTAGAGCATCAACAAATCTATGTAGACACCCTTTTCGAGTGGCGACAAAAGTCGCGTGCTCGAATCCCAGTCACCTACGTGAAACTGAACGTAGTTCATGGCGAGCCTCCCGGCTACTTGCCCGTGCTTTCAATGAGTTCCCAATCGATCTGAGGAAGAATCGCCCGACGGGAAACCTGCCGGCGCGTTGCCTCTTCGAGTTTGCAAGCAAGCGTGACGGACACACGACGTTCCGGGTGGTTGACGATGTTGTAAAAGTAGTTGAGTTTGATCCCGCACTTTTTGCAAATGGCCTTTTTCTCGACCGACGCAAGGGAGCGGAAATACTGCGATGCAGAGGGAAGCATGAGAGCTACTCCGTTTTAGTTCAATTATGGGTACTGGAATACTACCCCATACATTCCCCAAAAGTCAACCAATACGGTGCAAAACTTTCCTAGACTTTGTGCGACAATCTAACCCATAATTTGACCTAGCCGGACTAAGAGGAGGACAAATAATGGTTGATGATGAACTGACAGCTCGTCGCCGGGTTAATCTGCGACGTATCGCCGATGAGTTAGGTGGAGCCGCTGCTGTTGCCAGGAAGACTCAAAAGAGCGTCCAACAAATAAGCAGTATGCTCAACGGCACCAAGTCCTTTGGCTCAAAGATCGCTCGTGACATAGAACCTAAACTGGGGCTTCCCCTGCAAAGCCTGGATAAGGAAGCGCCAAATTTTGTAGTTGCAGTGGAAACGCCTGAAGCTACGGGGTACGTGCGCATTACAGCGCTTGAGGCGCGGAAAGAGTACAACCTGATGCGCATTCAGGAATTGAGCAAAATCAGGCTGATGGAGTGCAAAGAAGATTGGCTGTACGAACAAGCTCTTTCCACATCCAAGCCCAGTGCGCTAAAGCTATTCTCTGCGCCATCGGACAACATGGAGCCAGAAATTCTCCAAGGCGGATCAGTCGTCGTTGACATCTCGCAAAACACTTTCACCGCCAACGCCATATACGCCATGACGTATCAGGGTTCGGCATTCATATATCGAATACAGATGAACCCTGACGGATCAGTATATTTTTTGTCGGATAATCCAAAATATGAAAAGATGGTAGTGAAGGACACGTCCAACATCGTGATAGTTGGACGGTGTGTCGGCTGCTGTAACACGCACTCGCTCTAATAAAATTCCATTGTTCATCAAATCTCAAGCCCGCGCACTGCGGGCTTTTTTGTTGCCTTTTTGACTCCTATCAAAAACCGGTCACCTAACCAGAATACCCTGAAGTCATCTTTTATAGTTGACAAGCGGGTTAGTGCTGTGGTTTAATTTCGGGTATGTCGATGAGTAATTCAAACTCATCTAAACAAAACCACCAGGAGGCAACGAAATGACACAGACGACCATTGTTTTGAACCCCAAGCGCAGTGAGTATGCGGCCGAAAAGGCCGCCAAGAAGTCAATGACGGTTGCCCAGATGATCGAGGCGCTGAAGCAGTTCCCGGCAGATGCCCGCATCGTTGTCGCCGACTTTGAGGAGTACATGTACGCGCCGATCAATGTCTCCGACCTGCACGAGCACGTGGAGGAGTAAGCCATGACGCTCGATTATGTCTTCCGCATGGGCGAGCTGGCCGACATTGCCGAGGCGCGTTTTTGGGCTCAGGCAAACGTGGTGATCGGCATCTCGGCCGTCACCGCCCTGATCGTTCTTCTGCAGTGGGCGCTGGCATGAAACAGATCATCGAAAACATCCTGGCGGCCGCGGGATTCATCGTCCTCATGTACACCCTGCTTTCCCTGCCTGGTTACTAGAAACGAGAAGGGGAGCGCCCTGCCTTACCGGAGAAAGAAATGATTGATCTCAGCAAACACAACGAAGATTTGATCCGAGACGCCAACACCTGGAAGCCGCTCAACGTCTACCCGCTTGAACGCGTGATGGTGTTCGAGAGCGGCAGCCAAAGCTACTTCGTCTACACCGAGCTGCATACCGTTTCAGTGAGCGACGCAAGCCGCAGAGAAGTATCGAACTCCTACGCCTTAACAGAAGACGAGTTCTCACGCCTGATGGACGAACTCAACCTCGACTAGGCGCCACCCCATGACCAACTACCACAACGCAATCAACGAAGACAGCCGCGAAGCGGCATAGGTAAAAAAAAATGACAAGACTCATCCCCATCACCGGACTCGCCCGTGAAGAATGGCTGCAGCAGCGCACCAAGGGCATCGGCGGTTCTGACGTGGCTGCAGCCCTGGGGCTTTCCCCGTGGCGCACCCCGGTCGAACTGTGGCAGGACAAGCGCGGCGAAGGTGAACCGCAGCCGGCCACGGATTCGATGCACTTCGGCACCATCTTGGAAGACATCGTCGCCAAGGAATTCCAGGAACGCACCGGCATGAAGGTTCAGCGCGTGGGCTACACGTTCGTAGACGGTGAAGGCGACTGGATGCGGGCCAACATCGACCGCGCCGTCGTCATGCCGGAGATTCAGAAAAACGTGCGGCCGATCAAGGATCCGAAGGAAGGCGAACCACTCATCACGACAGACGCCATTCTGGAATGCAAGACCGCATCCGCCTACGCCTCCGGACTCTGGGGCGAATCTCAGGAAGACGAGATCAAGGCCGGTAAAGTCGTCACAGAACACGAGATTCCGCTGTACTACGAAACCCAAGTCCAGTGGTACATGAGGCTCACCGGGGTTCACGTCTGCTACGTGGCCGTGCTCATCGGCGGAAACGACTTCCGCATGTACAAGGTCGACCGCAACGAAGACGCCATCAACGCCATCGTTGCCACGGTGCGGGCTTTTTGGTTCGACAACGTCCTCGGAGGCAAGGCACCGGAACCGAAAGACCTGGACGACATCCGGCACCTGTACCGCCGGGAAGTCGGCCCCATGGTTGAAGCCACTCCGGAAGCGGCCATCGCTATCGGCGAATACCGCCAGCTGAAGGACAAGGCCACCAGCATCAAAGATCAGATGGAGGCCGTCGCCACCAAGATTGCAGGGTTCATCGGTGAAAACGAAGGAATCCTCATCGGTGGCGAGAAGGCAGCCACCTTCAAGTCTCAGTCCCGCGCGATGTTCAACGCCAAACAGCTGAAGGCTGAGGACCCCGAACTTTGGGCCAAGTACGCAGGGCGGTCTGAGCCGTCTCGGATTCTCCGGGTGTTTTAGTCGCAATCCCTTTTCACTCACTCAGGGCAGGGGCTTCCAGCCCCGCCCATTTTAGAAGGTACACATAATGTCTACTACCGACGCTCTCCTTGAAAAAGTCAACCCCGCTGCGGCTAAGAAGGCCGTCGCCGTCAAGGCCACGAAAGAAGGCTCTCTGCTGGACGTGGTGACCGGCAAAGCGTTTCAGAAGCAAATGGCCTTAGCCCTGCCGAAGTCCCTCACCCCGGAACGCCTGACGCGTATCGTCATGAGCGAATGCCGCAAGACGCCGGCGCTTCTCAATTGTTCCCCGACGTCGTTCTACGGGTGCGTGTTGCAGTGCGCTCAGTTGGGTCTCGAACCCGGTTCCGCCCTGGGGCACTGCTACCTTCTCCCTTTTGGGAATGGCAAGGCTTCCGACGGCCGTCCGAATGCGCAGCTGATTATCGGCTACCGCGGAATGATCGACCTCGCCCGCCGTTCCGGACAGATCGTTTCGATCTCCGCTCACTGCGTGCACGAGGCCGACGAGTTCCACTACGAATTCGGCCTGCACGAGGACTGCCGGCACGTCCCTGCAGCTATGGCCGACCGAGGCCCCGTGACCCACGTCTACGCCGTGGCCCGTCTTGTCGGCGGCGGCTTCCAGTTTGACGTGATGAGCCGCGCTGAAATCGAAGCCGTGCGCAATCAGTCGAAGGCTGGCACAAAAGGCCCGTGGGTTACTCACTGGGCCGAAATGGCGAAAAAGACTGTGATCCGCCGGTTGTTCAAGCTCCTCCCTGTCAGCATCGAAGCGCAGCGCGCCGTAGAAGTTGACGAGAAGACCGACCGCGGCGAAGCCGTCACCGCGTCCGACGTGATCGACGGGATCGCTGGCGTAGGCATCGAGATTCTTCCGGAAGAGGAAGAACCCGCCACGGCGCCTGCTCCGGAAGCTCGGACGGCCGCGCCCAAAGAACCGCTCCCGGATCTCAATCCGGACGAGCCGGAAGTTCGGGAACCGTGAAAGATCACCCGTAACACACAACTTTCACTTAGGAAGCACAAACAGGAGTCCAAAAAATGACCTTTGACGATAAGGCCCTGGCAGCCGGATCGGTGATCGCCGCGGTGTTCATTTTTCTTTGGCTTTGGCTCAGTCCGGGCGTTTTTCTGGGCTGGTTGATCTGGGGGTAAGAGATGGAAGCACAGGATTTAAAACGCCGCGTCCGGGAGCTGTATGAGCAGGTCTCCTTCAGCCAGGAGGAGACACGACGGCTTCAGATGATCGAGGACGCGATCACAAAGGGAGCAATCGAGAAGGCGTGCGTGCTCTCGATGATCCTAGCGACAAGCACGCACAAAAAGGCAAACGCCGCGGCCCGGCTACGGGATACGCTGAGGAGAGCAAAAAATGGCCAAAAACAGCAAACCGCGCAAGAAGTATCGGCCGAAGCCCGTGAGGTTTAACTGTTGGAAACGCTCAGACATCGAGCACCTGCAGGCCGTGTTTCAGGAATTTGAGCTTATCACCGAGTTCAAATTCCCGACCGGCGAAGCGAACATGGACGACATGTGCTGTGTCCGGGACGTGCTCAATCTCTGCACCCTCGGGATGGTGACACGGGACTGGCTAGATCGGGACGAGGTCAAGGACTGCACACCGATCGTCAACGCGGCCGGAGACGCGATCAAACGATGCGCCGACCGCGCCTGCGACCGCAATCCGGGCGCCCCGCGGTTTGTGTTCACCGGAGACGAACTCAAGGCAGTCCGGGCAGGAGTCGCTATTGCCGGCCCCTTCATTCGTGACAGTCTGGACGAATCACCAACCCGCCTCATCCTGGAGTTCTACGCGATGCGGCACCTCACCAGGGGAAAGGGCGGGAGTTACGCGTACACCGACGAACAACTGAAAAGAGCAATTGAACAAGAGAACGACAACATTGACTGGAGCAATCGCCATGGATAACACAACACTTCTGATGGACCAGCGGCCGCAGCCGCCTTCAATGGACAGTTCGACGATGAGTTCAGCTACGGCCGCGTTCGTTGAAGCCCTCGTTGGCGGTGTAGTGATGGAGCTTTTCGACGGGATGCCGCAGTGTGGATTGCTGGAGGAGTGAAGATGCAGACCAAGTTGCTGACTATTAAGGAAGTCGCCAAGCGGCTCAATAAGTCTGTGAGCACGATCCGCAGTTGGATTCGCGGTTACTACGACAACGGCGACGGCCCGCGCCTGCGGGGGCGCGAATTTATTAAGCCGATCCGAGTCGGCGGCACCCTGCAATTTAAAGAATCTGAGCTCGAACGCTGGATTGCCGAAGGATCTCAATGTTGACAAACGCACAGAAATCCGCGCATAATGGCCGCGTTCGGTTGAACTACCGAACCGGGTGTGGAAACCCGAACTTGTTAGGCGCACAGCCGCCTTACGTTCGTATGAGCGGATTTTTTGTGCGCATATATCACTTCTTGACGAGTGAGACCTGCGGGCACCTTTATGGTGGCCGCGTCCTAACAGGCGGTATTTCCACCCCGCAGCGTCTCGCTCACCACCGTGGAAAGTGGTGCGAGATTTCTACAAATTCTGCTAGGAGTCTTGCTATGCAAGTGATCTCTGCTGCTCAAACGCAGCCGTCAACATTCAATCTCCCGTTCGCCATCACGGCGCTCATCAACCACCAGCTGACCTCCGGCGAAGCTAAGGACTACGCGATTATGTCGTGTTCCGAAGCCAAGAACATCCTCATCGCCGCAGCCGACTCGGCCGAAAGCGATAGCCAGATGCTTTCCACCGCGGGGCTTCTCAGCGTCATCAAATCCGCCGCATCGATACTCGAATGCGCCGAACTCCTCGTTAATGAGACGGAGAAATGAAAATGACAAACGAACTCACCCAGACCTTCGCTTTCGGCGAAGCCAAAGTTACCATCATCATCGAAGACGGAAAACCGCTCTTCTGCGCCAAAGAAGTCTGCGACAT